GTTATCCATTTAATACGTTGTTTAAAACAAAGAAAGAACTCTTCGAGAATAGAAGAGATGAAATGCGAGAGTGGTTACTATGTGATTGGGACGAAATGTTAACAAATGAGTATTACACGTATATCGCAACAAATTCCCTAAAAGAAGAATTAAGACTGGAGGAAAAGATTAAAATAAATTCTATTAGAACCTTTACAGCAATGCCAACTGATGCGACGGTCCAGGGAAACCGATTATTTGCAGACATGAATGAGAAAATGAATGAAGCTTATCTTGTCACAGCATCAGCAGTAGGAATGTCACCGTTTGGTGGTAATTGGGAACGCATGTATCAGAAATTAAACAAATTCAAGAAAGGATACGCGTTGGATGAAAGTCAATATGACTCATCCTTGCGAGCCTACCTTATGTGGGGCTGCGCAGAATTTAGGTTTTCTATGCTACGACAAGAAGACCGTACTCCTGAAAATAAAAAGAGAATACAAGTTTATTATAGGAATTTGGTGAATACTCTAATCATAACACCAGAAGGAGTTTTAATTATGAAGAAAACAGGAAATCCATCAGGATCATGTAACACAGTGAATGACAATACAATTATATTGTATGTCTTATTAGCATATGCATGGATAAGAACATGCCCACAAGATCAATGTGGATATGAGGAATTCGAAAACAACACAGCGAAAATGCTATTAGGAGATGATAACACATGGACAGTATCAGACGAAGCTCATAAGTTTTATAATGCTCGGTCTATTATAGCCGAGTGGAATAAAATTGGAGTGACGACAACAACAGATTCATTAGAACCTAGATTGCCAGAACAGTTAGATTTTCTATCAGCAAAAACAGTATTTATGCAAGGAAAAGCTGTACCTCTTTATGAGAGAAGTAAGTTGTTAACCTCATTATTGTATGCACCAAAGTTTGAACGAGACCCAGCGGTTACGTTAGAACGTGCGACAGCATTAATGTTAAATGGATGGACTGATATTCCGTTTCGAAACTTTTGTCGAGAATTTATCTCTTGGCTTTTATGCCAATTTGACAAAACTTTGTTTGATTATCCAGAATGGATCTCTGCGAAAGCAGGAATTTTAAGTGATCAAAGGTATTTTCAAATTTTTGTAGGCACTGCCTCATTTGATTTAGAACCACAATCACACAATTATTCGGAAAGCACAAGAAAGATAATAAAGCCGAATAAAAGTCTCATGAACGAGGCAAACAAACAAAGAAAGCGAGGCACCCGGCGGGAGAAGCGAAAACGAAACAACAACAATAACAGAAAGGGACAACCTTTTATTGGAGATGTCATTATGATGTCTCCTCAACAATTGCGCCAGAATCAAAATGGAAAGAGAAAGCGCAAACCCAGAAATCGAAAAGGACAAGGAATGGAACTAGCTCAAAAGAAGAGAGGTATGACCTACGTACCCTCATCCATGGACTTCGACGGGGATGAATTAATTGCAACTGTAAATGGAACAGTTGCTTTTACATCAACAACTTATCCATTAAATCCGGGAAACTCAACAACGTTTCCCTTTGCATCACGAACAGCACAAAATTTTGACAAATATGAGGTCATGTTTTTGGAAGTTTATTATAAACCATCGCAAGGTGTGTTTTCCGCTCAAGGAGTGGGAGGAATGTGTGGAATTTCCGTAACAGCAGATGCAAAACAAACCCCACCCTCAACGAAAGTACAAGCAGAGGTTTATCCAATAAAAACATTGGGGATTGTGAACAAAGATATGATTGTGAAAGTACCAAAGAAGTTTTTACAATCAGCAACAAATCAAAAACACTTTGTTCGCTCCGGGCAGCTACCTGGAGGCGCAGACATAAATTCATATGACTGCGGGCAAATCTTCTTCTGGACATCAGGAGAAGCAGGAGCCACTGAAATTGGAGAATTAAGAATACGATATAAAATAAAATTAATTAATCCAGTTTTAGAACCATCAACAACAGCGCCAACGAACTTTTCCTGTTCGTGGTTTGTGTCCAATGGATCAGAATCATGTAACACAGGAGTGTCAAAAACACTAGCGTTGGCAACGGCCCAAGTAAATGGATTAGGGGCAGTTAACACGGCTGGATCAATTGTGTTACCAGTCGGGAATTACATGTTGGATGGATTTATCATAATTTCAGATTCTACAGCAGAAGTTTTCAACTCAGACACAACACTGAGGAAAAACGCAGCAGGAATATTCACGTCCTTGAGTACAATGACGTTGAATCCGCAAACTGAAATTGCAATTGCGACAGGAGCGGCTTGTCGCTATACGATCCCAGTGAGTTGTTTTTATAGCTCAAATGGATCAGACGCCCTAACATGGACAGTAACATTAACAGGAGCAGCCGGAACGTTGGCAGCTGAGGCGTCGCTACGAATTGTAGCAATATAAACCCTCCTAATTGGAGGGGTACGGGGTGATCATCAAATGTAGTGATAGAACTACTACCCCGATAGAGGTGATCTGACAGTCTTTTCAAGGTGTAAAATAAAAATGTAATTGATAACTACAACCTATTTATAAGTATCTGTGACCAATGGTAGTTAAAGCTATTGGAAATGTATTTTGAATTTAACAAAACAGGCTATGCGAATGTTTCGCAGAACTGTCTTCCTACTTTATACAAAGGAAGGGTCCTATAGCACGGACATTAATAGTGCAGAAAATAAGGAACAAATATTTTCGGGCTAGAGAGAGTGTATCTCCTCTGAACCAGTGATTGGAAAGATTACGAGTAGCAGAGACTGAGAAATCAAACTAACACGAAATGTGATTTTGACCAGCTAAGAAGAAAGTAATTAAAGTACAAGTGTATGACATATGTAATTAAAGAAGCACGATCAACGGAAAGTTCCGGGTTTCATTGAAAAGTACGCGAGTCGGACAAGAGTCGAAAGACCCTGGCAGAAGTGGAAAAGTAAAAGAAATCAACGGGATTAGTACGGAAAGTGTGGAAGAGAACTGAGTACACCACCGGAAGAGTAGAGAGAAG